TGCCGTCCAGCTTCGTCTTGGCTGCCGAAGCGGCCCACCAGGCGGCGATGGCCTGCCAGACCCGCTGCACCGTCCAGGCGCGGCGATCAGTGGCGGTGCCGGCTTCTGCGTCGGCCTGGCTGACGGTGGGGGCCGACCACTCGCGGGCGTCGCTCAGGCGGCTGTCGGAGCCCTTGACGACCTGGCCGCTGCTGGCGTCACCGGTGGCGGCCACGTCGAGGGGTGCAGCGGTGCCGAGGGTGGGCTTGCCGGTGAGGTCGCCATAGGCCCCGCTGGTGGCCACGGTCGCCAGGCCCGTGATCGTGCTGGCGCTCTGGGTGCCGGTGTGGGTCGAGCGGTCTCGCAGTTGCGCGTCGGTGGCGTTGGCGGTGGCGCCGGCAGCCACTCCATCGAGCTTGGTCTTGTCCGCTGCCGACATCGAGCCGGCGGCGCTGGTGGTGGCCGGCGTGATCGCAACAGTCTTGGTGCCGGCGTCGTAGGTGATCGGCGCGGTGGCGTTGGCCACACCCGATGGCCCCTCGGGGCCCGTCGCACCCTGGGGGCCGGTGGCGCCCTGCGGACCCGTCGCACCGGTGGCGCCCTGGGGTCCCTGCGGACCGGTCGCACCCTGCGGGCCAGTGGGGCCGGTCAGTGAGGCCAGGCTGACGAGGTTCGTCCAGCTGGCGTCTCCGGCGTAGCGCCACTGCACATGGGTCGCACTGGCCTGCAGCTCCACCTCTCGGCCATTGGCGCCCGCTGCACCGGCAGGGCCAGCAGCACCGGCCGCACCAGCGGGCCCCGCCGGACCCGTCGCGCCGGTGGCACCGGCAGGACCGGTGGGACCCTGGGGGCCCGCTGCTCCCGCAGGCCCCTGCGGACCCGTGAGCTCCGCCGTCGTGATCAGGTTCGTCCAGGTGGTGCCGCCGACCACCCGCCACTGCACCTGCCCGCCGCTGACCCGCAGCTCGATCGCAGGGCCAGCCGGCCCAGCAGCGCCCGCAGGGCCAGCCGCACCCGGCGCACCCGCAGGCCCAGGCGTCACCACCCGCACCACTGACGGCCCGCTCGGGACCGTCACCCGCACCACATCAGGGCAGTTCATCAGGGATCCCTCCGGCTGGAGCGCAGGGCCACCGTCACGGGCCCTGTCGCCAGGAAGTGGTCGTCGGCCACCGTCGCGCCCGGCGGCACCATCAGGCAGTCGTACCGGTAGTCGCCGCCCACCTTCAGCTCATTGACCGTCGCCTCGGGCAGCACCAGCTGCACCGTTCCGCCCGAGGGGTCCGCCGTCACCGTCACCGGGTAGATCGTGCGGGCCCGCGCATCGCTGACGGTGGCGTTGACGTCCCAGCCCACGAAGGTCCAGGCAGCGCCGCTGGCATCGACCAGCTCGAAGCGCTTCAGGGCATCAATGCCCTGCTCCATTGCCCAGGTCTCGTCCTCGATCCAGGCCACGGTCCGCCCTCGCTACCGCATGTTTCCGTCAGCGGCGCCGTTTGCGGGTCGGCACCGGGCAGGCGGGCTCCTCGCTGGCGGGCTCTGCCGTGATCACGTGGAACACTTCCGCATCGCCGCCCGGCAGTTCACTCAGATCCACCACCGACACGGGCCACGGGGACGGGGTGAGGTCATTGCTCAGCACCTCAGGCGCACCGGCGCCCACCACAACGATCGGCATGATTCTCCAGATAGTGGAAAGGGGCCCCGCAGGGCCCCAGGGTCACAGGGCTCGCAGGCCCCAGATCACTCGGGTTGCAGGGTCAGCGTCAGCGTCCCGGCGGGCACCAGCACGCCGTTGCCGGCGGTGACGTTGCCGGAGGCATCGACGACCTTGGTGCCGGCCACCGCACGCACCGCCACGGGGCGGGGGGTGTCGGTGGTGAGGCTGGCAGCGGTCTTGGCGAGCTTGTGGATCGCGGCACCGCTCAGGGCCACCTCAGTGGTCCCGATGCCGGAGGCCTCGAGGGCCGCCACGGTCACCCAGTTGGCGCTGTTGTCGGCCGGCAGCGAACCGCCGGGGGCGACGTGGGCCACCTGCACGAGGTAGCCGCCAGCGGCATTGCTGGTCTGGCCGAACAGAATCGCCTTGTAGGTGTTCTGAGCGCTGAGGCTGGTGTTGAGCAGCCGCTTGGTCCCGGTGCGGGATTCGGCGGCGCGGCCACGGGCACCGGCCCCGACGTCACCGACCAGAACGGTCGAGGCGTCGAGGTGATACGCGCGGCGGGGAGAAAGGCCAGTCGCCTGTCCCATGGTTGTGTTCCTCCGATGGATGGATGGGTTAGGTCAGGGGTGGCGATCAGGCCACAGCGGCGTCGGTGATGCCACGCAGGCGGGCAGCGGAGCGGCCATTGAAGACAGCCGCACCCACGTACCACTCGATGCGGGTCCGATCCACGGGGGCATCGGGCACTTCACCCAGCTCGCGCACGCTGACGCCGAAGGTGCCGCGATTGCGGCCCTGGATCATCGTGGTCAGCAGATCACCCAGCGCCACGCAGTAGATGCTGGTGGTGCTGCCGCTTTCGGTGAAGGGCAGGATCTGCTGGTTCTGGGCGTTCACGTCCACCGTGATGATGGGCACATCGCCGTACTGCTCGACCCGGCGGCCGAACTGGTCCTGGCTGTAGGTGATGAAGCCGCCGACCGTGGTGGAGCGGGATGCAGCGGTGAGGTACCGGCGCATCTTCTTGTTCATCAGCAGCACCTTCTGGCCGCCCTGGGCGTCAACCGCGTCGATCAGCTCATCAAGCGAACCCAGCGACAGGGCGCCGTTCTCGTTGATGGACTGGGAGCTGTTGTCGTTGATGCGAGCCTTCAGGCCGTCGAACTGACGGGGGTTGACGGACTCGTTGCCGTTGATGAACAGATCCTCGAGGGTCATCCGCATCGAGCGGACCTTCATGCGGATCTGGTTGGCTTTGGCTTCGGGGCCGTGGAAGTCCAGCAGGGCCGTATCGACGTCCACCTCGGAGGTGAAGATCTTGAGCGCTTCGGACTGGGGGTTCATCACCCCGTAGGTGTGATCGGCCGTCTCGTTGATGCCACGGAAGCCGACAGCCGGCAGCTCACCTTCCTGTTCGTAGAAGATGCCGGCCCCTTCCACATCACGAAAGGGCATGATGCCGAGGAGGGGTCCCTCGGACAGTTCGGAGATAACGGCGCCGCGAGCAAGATCCTGCTCGATCTTCGACGCCTCCAGCAGAGTGAGGCCCATTGTTCTCAAGGTGTTGGGTGTGCCCCCGGCCCACGTCACGCGGCGCTGGGTTGTCGGGCATCACGCCCATCACCAGGAGTTTTCCGGCCCCGCTCTGCCAGTTGCTGGGCTCAGCGCTTGCGGCCGAAGGCAGCCGCGAACTTGGCCTCAGTGCTGAGCTTGGTGGGATCCACCCCAGGGATCGCCCGGCCGTCGCGGTTGCTGCGGGAGCCGCCGCCGGAGCCGTACTGGCCCTTGAAGTGCATCCCGTGCAGCGGGTCATCCCTCAACCCGGCGAGCCACTTCACCGGATCGAGTCGCTTGCCGGTCTCGCCGTCGAGCATCGGGTCGCCGTCGCTGTCGGCCACGTAGAGGCCTTTGTCGTCGGCGTTGAAGCGCCCGCCGAACTGGGACCAGAAGTAGTCGAAGGCGGTCACACCATCGGCTGACGCATCGGTGCGGCCATCGGCGGCGAGGAAGACATCCCGCGCCGCGAAGCGCACCGCCTGGCGCTGGCGCTCGGCTTTCTCGCGGTTGAGCTCCGCTGTCAGCTGCTCGACGGTGCCGGAGAACTTGCCCTCGGTCTCCCGGCGCACCTGCTCCAGCTGGGCCTGGGCCGCCTGCCGCTCACGCTCAGCCGCTTCGGCTCGGCGCTGAGCCTCCTCGAACAAGCGGGGGTCCACCTGCCCGCCGGACTGCAGCTCCTGCAGCTGGGCCGCCAGGCGCTGCCGTTCAGCCTCGGCCGCCTTCCTGTCTTGCCTTTCTTTGCGCAGGGCCTCCAGCACCCGCTCCACGTCGTTGGTGCCGCTCAGGTCGCCGTTGCTGGCCGCCGGGCTGGCGGGCGGGGTGGGCTCAGTCGCCGGGGCGCTGCCAGCCGGGATCTCTCCCGCTTCCGCCATGAGAGGGAAGCGATCGAATGAAAGGGTCATGCATTAGGCGGCATCACGCCGCACCAATCACTGCGCTAGAGGTTTCCGGCCCCTGGCGCATCCCTCAGGCGACGATCGGATCAGGGTCCGTGCGCACATCCACCCGGATCTGATTACGGGGCCCCACACCCTTGGGAACGGTGATAGCGAAGGTCTGGCTGCGCGGGAACTTCCAGCAGATGCGCGCCGCCACCTCCCGCAGCCGCGCCGCGCTGGCCCCGCTCCAGTCCACCAGATAGACGGTCCAGATCTCGATGGCATGCTCCTGCCGGTACTGCCGCACCGGCTCCAGCAGCGGCTCCGCCACCAGCACGCACTCAATCCCGCTCACCGTCGTTCCGGCCGCCAGCGCGCCGCCCTGGTCCCGCACGCTGATCGCCGGCGTGGTCGAGCCGTTCGACAGGGTGTAGGTGCCGAGATAGCTGGCCAGCAGGGTCGCCAGCTGGCTGCGGACCGAGAGGATGGTGGCCATGCTTCAGGTTGCCGCCGCAGCGGCCTGCAGGAGGGTGCCCGCTTCGATCCAGCCGTAGCCGGGTCGCCTCGGGACCACCACGTCATAGGTGAGCAGGGGCCGATCCAGATCGCGCAGGTGCAGGGTGCCGCAGACCGCACCACGCACCAGCACCAGGCCGGCCCGCACGTTCCGGCCCTCCCACTGCGGCGCCAGGACCCACACGGCGCCATCCTCGCTGCGCAGGGCCCGCACCTTCGGCGGCTTGGCCTCCGGCTGCACCGAGGCCAGCACCTGGGGCCAGACCGCCAGCAGCAGCTCCGGCGCCCGCTGCTGATGCCGCAGCTCCAGCGCCACCGCGGCCACCTCCGGCCGGAACGGCGCCTGCGATCCGCTCTCCGCTTTCTCGTCGAAGAACGTGAAGTCCTGGGCCTTGAACTCCTTGGATTTGCTTGGGTCGCGGTTGATGTTCGCGGTCAGGGCCGTCAGCTGGGCCACCGGCAGCTCCAGCAACGCCAGCCGCTGCCGCTGCAGCCGCCGCAGGCTGCGGTAGGCGTCCAGGACCGTGGTTCTCAGCTCACCGGCGAAGGTGCCGCGTCCGAACTGACCGGGGAATGCGTGGCAGAGCTCCCAGAAGACTTCCGCCCAGTTCGTCGTCGGCCGTTTCCACTGGCCACGGGCGGCTTTCCCACCTCCTCATCCGACACCGGTTCATCGACCTGCCCCTCGGCCGCCTGCTCATCGAGCACCAGCTGGTTCAGGCCCTGGAACAGCACGCGATCCATCCGACGGGTGTCATCCAGGCTCCATGCCGGCCGATTCAGCCGCGAGCGGATCAGGGCGGTCACGCCGGCTTCCATGTTGCGCTGCCCGCTGCGGGCGAACACCACCGCCACGCCCTGGATCAGCTCCGCATGGCGCAGGCGGATGGCCATCGCGGCCGGCTCCAGGTCCTCGCCGCTGATCGCCCGCTTGATGATCTCGAAGGCCTCCACGATGCTCAGCTGACCCGCCTCGCTGCCCTCCACGGCCTCGCCCTCGGCCTGCGGTGCCGGCTGGCTGCTCTCGGCGGTGGCGATGGCATCCGCAGCCTTCGCGGCCTCGACGAAAGCCGAATCCCCCTCGGCCAGCAGCTCAGCAATCGCCGCATCCTCTGCCACCGTCAACCCGCCGCGCTCCTCCACCTCGATGACGCCGCAACGGGCATTGCCGATCCGCCGCGTGCGCAGGGCCGCTGGCGGGGTGAGGAATGGGAGCATCAGCTGGGGGTGGGCTGGGTCAGCTTTCCGGCCCGCACCGCCTCCAGGAACCGGAACCGCGCCGCCCGCTGCTGCCGCACCGACGCCCCGGGCAGGTCGCTGACGGTCTGGCGCTGATCTCCCTGGTCGGTGGTGATCAGCAGGTCATAGGCCAGGGGCTGGGGGCGCAGCACCGCCGGCATGGCATCACGGAAGGCGACGAACCGAGCGGCTTCTCGCAGGGCGCGATCGGATTGGGGGAGGGTCATGGCAGTGGATCACCCCACAGTTCGGTGCGTTGCGTGATCGTCACCTCGTCTCCTACGTTCAGGGATCCATCTATGTACTCATCTGTTCCGATCCTGCTTGCATTTGTAAACCCTGTTATTATCTGACCGAAATTGCCGTTGTTGTTAGCTCTCGTTACGATCATCTTTAGCTTGTAGTTCTGCCTAGGGCGTATTTTCACTCCGGTTAGGCGCTCGGCCCCACGCCAGACAATTAGGGTCGGTGACCCGGATCCTGATTGCGTGAAGTAGTCCAGGACCGCTTTGCCGCCCCTTGTGAGCACGAACCGATCCACCGGCATACCTGTCGCTGTCCACAGGTAATAGGTGTATTCGCGGTCAGAGGAGAAGTCGGCGCTCCCTGGCTGCTTCACGAAGTTACCCGTTACGGGCGAGTCAATGAAGACATCAAAAACATCATCGCGGAGTCCGTTTACGTTGCCAATCACAAGGAAGGCTTCTCCGCCAAACCGATTCGCCGCCAGCTCGTCCGGCCGGTAGCCGAAGGCTGCCCCCTGCCCGAGGGCGCGGCGGGGATCGGCGCCGGTGGCCTGGGCGGCTTGCTGCTGCTGTTCGGCGGCCTGGCGCTGGGCCGTGGTCTGCTGGTTGCGTTCCCGCTCCTCCAGCCGCCAGCGGTTGCCCTCCTGCCCCCGCTTGGCCTGGGCTGGCAGCTCCCCTCCCCCGACCGTGACGTTGATCTGGGTGGCCACGGCCTCAGTCGTCCGTCAGCAGGCTGTAGCGGTAGGTCTGGGTCTGGCCGGGCGACAGCACCACGTTGGGGTTTTCGGTGGTGACGCTGTGGGGGTAGGTCTCGCCATCGATGTAGGCCACCACCCGGTCGTAGCTGTAGCCCACCCCGGAGGCAGTGAACGCCGCGTTGATGTCGGGCAGGACGTAGGCACCGGCCGTGCCTGAGTAGCTGCCAGTCGCCACCACCGCCGAGAACCGGGTGTAGCCGTTGCCCGACACCTCGGCGCTCTGCCAGTTCGCCACGGTGCTCTCAGGCCCGTAGCCGGTGGCGGCGACGTTGCAGAGCATGACCTTGAGCGTCTCGCCCTCGTAGGCCAGGGCGGCCACCCGCTGCAGCTCCTTCTGGCTGATCGTCGTGGATTGCGCCATGGATCAAGCCGCGTTGGTGATCCGGATGAAGCCACC